ACCTATGATGACCACTTCGCCGCGACCACTGTGGCCGGGTATTTGTCGCAGAACTGGGATTTGGAAGTCAAGGTTGAACCGCTGTACCTGTACGCCATGACGAACATCGATGCGAAAAAGCTGTTGGACGCAATCTTCAAAAAAGACGATTCGGAATCGTCCACCGGCGACTGATAACGCAGAACGGGGCGCAGAACGCGCCCTGTTTTTGCGCAGAACGGCAGAAAGTCGCAGAAATTCGCAGAACGGAAATTTTCGCAGAACGCAGAAAGGCGCAGAACGGGAGGCGTCAGATCGGAAGTCGAGCGACGAAGTATGAATTTATGACAACTAATTAGTCTGTCTAAGTATTAATACCCGCTAACAGGTAGACTATACCCCTGCCGCCCCTGCCTTCAATCCGTGGAAGGTGCAACCCGCAACCCCTCAAATGCTATTACAGCCCCGTAAACGGCCTTTTTAGCGGCTTTACACGCCTGCCCTATACCATTGTTAGGGTAAAATTAGACGCGCTGTAAAGGGTCTTTACGGGCGTTATACGACGTTTGATATTATCGGGCTGTATTCGCCGGGGCTATGGTACTATCCGAGGGCATTATAAAAGCCCCTGCAAGGGACTGTAAACCGCTTGCAAGGGGCGCGGCGTATATCCGATAATGTCCAGGGGCGCGGCGGCTGTATAGGGCCGTCCAGGGGCTGTAATGAGGTCATGAAAAAAGCCGGGGTATTATCCCCGGCTAAACAGTTTGAGTTTACCACGCCCCCCGCGGCCCGTCCAGTGATTTATAAGTCGGTCAATTTCATTTTGATCATACATCGGCAGCTTATACAAGTCTTTCCCGCGCGGCGTGATATAATAACCAAAACCGTATTGAGGCAAATTCTCGCAACCTGCAACGTCCATTAACACCCGACTTTCGGCTTTAGCGTTGCAACGCAAGCATAACCGCGCGGTAAAATTTTCCCTAATTTCAGTTGGAATAATATTTGCTTTAGGGACTTGCGTTGCAAGTATCACATGAACACGGGCGGCGCGGCCCTCGGACGTTAAACGCATTACAGCGCGGTAACAGTCCCGCCCGCCGTTTTTGTACACGTTCGCCCATTCATCGATTATAACGTAAATGTCCGACCCCGTGTAAAGGCGTTGCCGCTTGCGTTCCATTTCAGTATAACGCGCGTCCATAATATTTACAGCTTGCATTAATGCCGCCGTCCAGGCTTTAGGGTCAAATCCTTTAGCATGGGTTATAGTGTGAGGCAAATTAGCATACGGCGCTAATTCAACCCTTTTAGGATCTATCAATATAAAGCCGATATCGCAAGGGGCTTTTAATAATGCCGCTTGAATAATGCCATTAATTACAACCGATTTACCCGATCCTGTCGCCCCTGCTATCAACAAATGCGTTTGTTGTAGCATGTCCGCATATAGTCTTGAATATTCCCCACCAGGCGTTTGCCATGTTCTAATCATTGTTTACACCCCCCATTGCAATTTCATAAAGTTCATTATAACGCGGGTCCTCAGTTGCCTTGTAAGCTGTCGAATGTTCTACAAACAATACAAATTCATTTTCCGAGCAACCCTTGCAATTGACGCAATGTTGGTTTTTATCAAAACCGCATTTGCAAACATGAACGGATTTACCGGCGGCCTTTAGCATATCATAGGTATTTATGATATAATCGCAATGACCAAAGTTGAAACCGCAACCGGGAATTATGGACTTTACAATGTTGATATTATCCAAATCGTCAAACGCATTTTCCGCAACCGGATTTTTTGTATACGTCCAAAATTTGCAACCCTTGCAAGCCTTTACAATTTCACGCCATGCCATGATATAATCAATACCGATAAAGTCCCCGGCCGCGTGAATTCGGCAAAGGGTTATACCGTCCGCGTGAATTTGCGCGATAATGGCGCGGGCCATGAAATCAACATATTCCCTTGCAATAATGGTTCGAATTGCAAGCGCATTAACTGTTGATGACATCTTATAAAATCCGGTTTGAGCGTAGCAACCTTGACAGTTGCAAACACAAGTCCCCTTGACAGTTACCGCGTTACCATTAATAACCGCGTTATATTCAATGTTCCCGGCAAGCGTTGAAAATGTCCATACACCCTTGCCGAGTTTGGCGTTACCATTAATAAGCAATGGCGCAATCCACCCGAGCGGGGAAAGAATTTTCCCGGCCTTGAATTCAATACCACGGGCCGCGTAAATTTCTTTCTTTGTCATGATAAAAACCCCCTTAAAAAATGTTGTTGTGTTCCTTTGGATTGATTATATGATACACCAAATATTTGTATTTGTCGATATCGGAATATACACCAAACATTTGTATTGATATTTGTGCAATATACACCAAATATTGGTTGTTGACAATACCTGTTATTTGGTGTATCATTTAATAGCAATATGATTTAAAGGGGGTTTGTCCAGTATGATTTCATTCGATCCATTATTTGCAACGCTTGAAAAGCGCAAACTAACGATTTACTCATTACAGCGCGCCGGGTTAATAGGTGGTGGGACGGTTGATAAAATCCGATCCAATAGTCCAGGCGTAACGCTTGAAACAATCAACAGAATTTGCAATTATTTGCACGTCAAGCCAAATCAAATCTTTTCATTTACACCCGATCCAACGCAACCCGATTGAATTAACCCTCGGATATTTCCGAGGGCTTTTCTTTTGTCCAGGCGCGGCCCGTGGCAATGTCCAGGGCATACACCCGCCCCGCGTCGATCAATCCGAGGGACGGCACCGGCGTTAGCTGTACAGCGTCCAGGGCTTGCAAGGGCGGCTCCGGGGCCTGTACAGCTATTCTATTCATCTACACCATAGGTAGTATTTATATACTATCAGTCTATGCTATTGGTGTATGAATGTACACCATAGGTAGTATTTATATAGGCTGTGTCAGTACTGGACGGACATAATAGGTAATGTGTCCGTGTGGGAGGGAAAAGTAACTCTCATGGTTACAACGACAACTCAAAAACCCGAACATTCTACCGCATTACAGCCGATAATGTTCGGGTTTTTCTATGCATATTTCCTGTATATGGACTGTATAATAGGCATAGCCTATATCATATGGCAGGGATATAGGTATAGGTTATTTAAACGGGCTGTATCTATTCGCGAAAGAATGCTTTTGCGAATAGATGTATTCATGTCAAGCGGATCAGCTTGACACCCCTGGGGGAATAGGGGCAGGGGCAGGATTTGGGGCGGGTTAGTATTTCACCATCCGCGAGAGGAAAAAACGGGGTATAAATCGACCACTGGCAGCGGCGAAAGCGCCCCAAAATCGCATAATAAACCCATAACAAAACACAAATACTGATGTCGAATTTCGGTCATAATTGGCCTTGTAAAAAGTAAAAACCCTTATATATTTTTTACTTTTTACAAAACGCAGAAATGCCAAAGCGTTATGTTAAGTGTGGGGGGGACAGAATCCCCCCACACACATAACACTTTGCGAGCTTTCACGACTTTTTACGCGGGGAAAGAGTTTTTACAAGGCGGGGGAGAAGAAGGTTGACGAGAATGGGTTTTGTGAATATAATATCAGCGCAAATAACGGAGGTGGATATGGACATTCAGAGCCTTGTCCGCGAATTGCGCGAAAAAATCAAAAAACAGCCCTATGGGTACAGTGGGTATGAGGGGATGTTCAACGCCTGTAAGCTGCTGATCCGTGAGGACTTCGCCGCAGGGTTGGATGGTTTGCGTTGGCTGTCGGCGCAGATCATGGCCTGTATGCCCGTGATGGCTACGACGAATATGGCAGAGGTTGGTCTGCTGTTCGCGTTGCATAAGTCCGTCCTGCTGGCTGCTGCGCCTTATGATTTTGACAGTTTTTTACTGTATGTCGAGTGGAACAGGGAGCCGAGCAAGAAGTTTTACGCGCCAAGGAGGAAACAACTAAAGGTTGTCGTGGATGCCTTGCAGGACTTGTCCGATGACAAGCTGGACTTGTTGGCTATCTCGATGCCGCCAGGAGTAGGCAAAAGCACGTTGGCGATATTCTACATGACGTGGTTGGCTGGAAAGTACCCTGATTCTCCGATCCTGACAGGATCACATAGCAATAGTTGGGTTCGCGGGGCTTATGACGAATGTCTGCGTATCATGGACGCGAACGGGGAATACCTGTGGCATGACGTGTTTCCTGGCGTTCAGGTAAGCAGCACGAACGCGAAGGACTGTCGTATCGACCTTGGCAAGCGCAAGAGGTTTGAATCCTTGCAGTTCACGTCGATTGGCACGGGCAACGCTGGTTTGTACAGGGCCATGCAGCTTTTGTATTGTGATGACCTTGTAAGCGGGTCAGAGGTAGCGCTGTCGAAGGACAGGTTGGACAAACTGTGGGGGATATACACGACTGACCTACGGCAGAGGAAACTTGGCGACAGGTGCAAAGAGTTGCACATTAGCACTCGCTGGTCTGTGTACGACGTTGTTGGCCGATTGGAGATGGAGTACGGGGACAACGACAGGGCACGGTTCATTACGATGCCAGCTATGGACGAGAAGGACGAAAGCCTTTGGGACTACCCCTATAACCTTGGGTATTCAACAAAGACATTAAGGGAACAGCGGGAAGTCATGGACGATGTGGACTGGCGTGCGCTGTTTATGAACCAGCCCATTGAGCGTGAGGGGCTGCTGTACAGCACGGATGAACTGCGGCGGTACTTTGAACTGCCTGACGGTGAGCCTGACGCGATTATAGCGGTGTGCGACACGAAAGACAGGGGCGTTGACTACTTTGTGATGCCCGTGGCCTATCAGTTCGGGCCTGACTTCTACATCGACGGCGTGATTTGTGACAATGGGAACCCGGACATTGTAGAGCCAAGGTTGGTGAACATCTTGGTGGATCGCGGTGTGCAGCTTGCCCGTTTTGAGAGCAATCAGGCGGGTGGGCGCATTGCTTCAAGCGTCCAGGAGAAGGTCAAGGAGGCTGGCGGCAGGTGCAAGATCACCACGAAGTACACGACAGCCCAAAAAGAGACAAAAATCATTGTCAATTCGCCGTGGGTGAAGGAGCATTGTCTGTTCAAGGACGATTCCGTGATAAAGAACGACAAGGAATATCGGCGGTTTATGCAATTCTTGTGCGGATGGACGATGGTTGGGAAGAACAAGCACGACGATGTGCCTGACGGCATGGCCCAGCTTGCGGAATTTGTGCAATCCTTCGCTATGAACAAGGTTGAAATTGTCAAAAGACCGTTTTAGGGCAAAAGAAAAAGGCGCTTCTGGTACAAGCGCCTTTTGTGTTCAACGGATCAGCAATTTTATGGCTAATCACATTGTCGCTAACACAGGAGTATTGTACCATTAGAGAATTTATATGTCAAGTGGTTTTTCAATATAAATTTTCATTATGTCAAGCTAAAATACTTGACATAACTTTTGTTTTGTGATAGTATACTGTTAGATAGAACTATGGAGGCCCATTATGCTGACTGAAAAAGAAGTCGCGGCGATCAACTCCTGGCTCGATAAGGGCTTTGAGATTGAGATTTACCGCAAGCCTGACGGAACCCTGAATATCAAGACCGTTCGGAAGAAGCGGCTGGTTGTGGAATAACAGATAACCCCACGCTGAAAGGTCAGCGGGGAAGTGGAGAAGGCTCCAATGTGCAAATAACGCACGTTGGGGTCTTTTAATTTTTGGATTCGGAGGGAGTGAAAGCGCATGGACGATGAGAGCAATGTGTCCACGCTTACGAGGGTGATTTCCAATGACCTGTTCGGGCGGTTGGACATCTATGCGTCCTCCGATGAGATTACCGCTGAGAACGTGGTGGAAGAACTGAACACGGCGCTGCCGTATCACGTTCAGAATCTTTTGCAAGAGGATTTCCTGTACTGGTATCGGCGCAATGTGCAGCCGATATTGAATCGGCATAAGGAAGTCCGGCCTGAAATTCTGAACATCGTGCAGGAAAACCACGCGGAGGAGATTGTCGCCTTTAAGAACGGCTACTTCCTGACACAGCCCGCGTTCTATACGGCGCGGCGCGAGGGTGTACAGGACAAGGTGGACAAGCTGAACGAGTTCCTTTACCGAAGCTACAAGCAAGTGGCTGACGATAAGGTTGTGAACTGGTTCCACACAGTCGGCAAGGGCGTTCTGTACGTGGAGCCGGACAGGGACAATGACCCTGATACCCCGATTCACTGTTATGCCTTAGACCCGCGATCCGCTTTCGTGGTGTATTCGCTGAGACCCGGCAACGAGCCTGTCATGGGCGTGAACATGGTCGTATCGGACGGCATTGCGAAGTTCGACGTGTTCACGAAGGACAGCGTGTATCACCTGACGGGCGGCGCAACCGGGCGGTTGATGACTTCACAGGTAAACAGCGACTTCCTTGCGACGGCTGTCTCCGTGGACAGTGTGGAGCCGAACGCGCTGGGGCTGATCCCGATTATCGAATACCGTTACAACAGTGTGAACATGGGCGCGTTTGAAGCGGTGCTGCCTCTGTTGGACGAGATCAACAACATCCAGTCGAACCGGGCAGACGGCATAGAGCAGTTCATACAAAGTCTGTTGGTGCTGGTGAACTGCGAACTGCCGGATGGCAAGTCCTCCCGCGACGTTCGGGACAAGGGCCTTATTGAACTGAAGTCCATCGGTGAAAACAAGGCCGAGTTAAAGATATTCAGTGAGCAGCTTGACCAGACGCAGACCCAGGTGTTGGTGGACAACCTGTATGAACAGGTTCTTCGGATATGCGCAATGCCGAGTTCCACCAAGGGTGGTTCGTCCACTTCGGACACTGGAGCCGCTGTATTGGCCCGCGACGGATGGTATCAGGCCGATTGTGCCGCCCGCAACTGCGGCGACCTGTTCAAAGAGAGCAATAAGCAGTTTGACAGGATATTGGTCAAGATATTGCAGCAACGCGGACTGTTGGACATCGACCTGAACGACTTTGAATTGAACCTGGTGCGGAATGAAACCGCAAACATCCAGAGCAAGGCCCAGGCGTTCAATACGATGCTGGCAAGCGGTCTGCATCCCGAACTGGCGGCTTACAAGTCGGGCATCTCCAATGACCCTGTGGCCGATATGAAGATGAGCGACAAGTATCTTCGGATGATCTGGGGAGACCCGGACAAGGCGGATGAGGTTGAGCAGCAGACCAACGGGCAGGGCGAAGCGGAGATCATCGAAAGGGACAGCGACAACGGCGAGGATGAAACGGGTGGTTCCGTATGACGATTCTCCCGATTGACGAGATCAACGCCTTAGAGGACAAGCTGAAGCCCCACTTCAACGACGAGGGCAAGATCAAGTCAAGACAGGACGCAGAGGACATCATAGACGAGTTGCTTGACCTGTTCCTGCTGTCCTACGCCAACGGTGCTACTGCAACCAACACCGAACTCGGAACGGCTGAAATGCCCTCTGTAGACGCTGTGGACGCGGCTGTGTACGCGCCTGTAGCTGGCGAAACGTGGCGTGACCGCGTGATGGGCTACTACGACAGCGGCGGTACGCTGTACGACATACGGCGCATAGCTGAAACGGACGCGACGAGGATATACAACCAAGGAGCCGTTGATGCAGTTGTTGCGAACGGGCTTCAAGGCTCCACTTCAAAGCGTTGGCAGACGATGGAAGATGACCGTGTACGTGACACTCACTCGTACCTTCAAGGTATGGTGGTTCCGTTTGGCGAGAGATTTTATTCGTATGACGGTGACAGTGCTGAATATCCGGGCGGGTTCGCCCTCCCTGAGAATAACATTAACTGTCGTTGCGTGGTTGAAATAATCCGAGGGTGACTCCTGGCGGGGTATGCTCCCGCCACCCTCTCTTAGAGAAAGAGAGGTAACACCCATGAATGAAGTATGGAAAGACGTTGTTGGTTACGAAGGACTGTACGAAGTAAGCAATAGTGGAAAAGTAAGAATGCTTAGAAACGGCAATAGTCATTATATGGCAGAGAAGCGTTGTCAAAAGAATAACAAAGGATATTTAACGACAATGCTTTCCAACAAAGACCGTTCAAGGAAAAGATGGTTGGTTCATAGATTGGTTGCTATAGCGTTCTTGCCAAATCCTAACAATTACCCATACATCAATCACAAAGACGAGAACAAAGAGAATAACTCTGTTGATAATCTTGAATGGTGTGACAATAGATACAATGTTCTTTATTCTTTGGAAAGGCATGAAAGAGCAACGCCAAACACAAGAAACGGGAAGCGAAAGCATATGAGAGTTATTCAATGCACGATGGACGGAGAAGTGATTAGAGAATGGGAAAACGCAAGGGAAGTATTCCGCGAAACAGGAATGAGCGATTGTAGCGTTACGTCCTGTTGTCTGGGAAAAAGAAATATGGCTTATGGTTATAAATGGCGTTATGCCATTTGAATAACAGCGGTAGGGAAACCGCTTTAACAACACGCGAACGTGATGAAAACACGGTAAAAAACGGAAAACAGAGCGGAGAGACCGCCTAAACAAACGGAGGTTTAAGAGCATGGATGAAAATACCGTTGTCACTTCCGCTACCACGGATGCTACCCCTGATGTGGAACAGACTGAAACCGTAAAGACTGAACCTGTCAAGACCGATAAGGCCGATACTGCCGAGGTCGAAAAGCTGAAAAGGCTGCTATCCAAGGCAAACAGCGAAGCGGCTTCCTACAAGGAACAGCTTCGAGCCAAGCAGACCGAAACCGAACGCGCCGAGGCCGAACGCGCTGAACAGGAACAGGCCATGCGGGAAGAACTGGAAACGCTGCGCAAGGAGAAGCGCGTCAGCGACTATACAGGTAAATGCCTTGCGCTGAACATGGACGCTGAACTTGCTGGCAAGACCGCTAACGCGCTTGCGGATGGCGACATGGATTCCGTGTTCGACTGCCTGAAAGCGTTTGTTGAGGCGACCACAACCCGCCTGAACAACGAAGCACTGAACCGTCAGCCGGGACTTTCGGCTGGCACACCGCCCACGACGAATACCACCGTGGACAAAGACTATGAGGATATGCGCCGTTGGATGGGCGCTCCTCCAAGACGATAACACAAAGAAAGGATGATTGAGTATGGCGACTACTGTCACCGCTCCCGTGACCAACACGATTGGTCTTGCCAGTCGGTATCTGCCGATTCTGGATGAAATTTACAAGTATGGTTCCCTCTCCTCCCTGCTGGACACCGCGAATGAGCGCGTCCGCTGGATCGGCGCTAAGACCGCCAACATCTTCACCATCGACCCTGTTGGCCTGGGCAACTACAGCCGCAACGCGGGCTTCATTCCCGGCGACGTGAATGGCTCCTGGGTTCCCTACACCATCGAGATCGACCGCGGGCGCAGCTACATGGTTGACGTGATGGACAACGACGAGTCCGTAGGCATGGCCTTTGGCTCCCTGGTGGGCGAGACCGAGCGCACCGAGGTCGTTCCCGAGCTGGACGCCTACCGTTTCGCCAAGTACGCTGGCGCCGCTGATGCTTCCCAGAAGATCACTGGCACTCTGGCGACTGGCGCTGCGACTGTGGCTGCGATTCAGACCGCCGAGGCGGCTCTGGACGATGCCGAGGTTCCCTATGAGGGCCGTGTTCTGTTCGTGTCTCCCGGCACGTACAAGAACCTGAAGGACGGCATCACCCGCTTCACCGAGAACGGCGATCCGAACGTCAATGGTCGGGTTGAGATGTACGATGATATGCGTATCATCCGCGTGCCCGCCGGTCGGTTCAATACCGCCGTGACGCTGAACGCTCCCACCACTTCCTCTGCTGTGGGCGGCTACACCACCTCTGGTCAGGCGATCAACTTCATGATCATTCATCCGAGCGCCACGCTCCAGGTCGTGAAGCACGTCGTGCCTCGCGTGTTCAGCCCCCAGGTGAATCAGGAGGCCGATGCCTGGAAGTTCGACTACCGCATCTATCATGACTGCTGGGTGCTGAACAACAAGAAGAAGGGCATTTATGTCCACTCTGTCAGCTCTACCTAATGGCTGTTGTGCATAACCCTGACGGCTCTATCACGGTGGGTATCATCCCGGAGCCGAAGGAAGAAGCGAAGGAACCCGCCCCTGTCAAACGGGGCGGGAAAGCCGTGAAAAAGTAAGAAAGGAGTGCTGACGGATGACCACCGAAGAAAAGCTGGCGATGGTGAAAACCATCATGGGGCCGGACGCGCCGGACGATGATACCATATCGTCCTACCTGACCCTTGCCAAGACCGAGATTCTCCAATGGCGGTTCAGCTACAACCCGGACGATATGCCCGATGATGTACCCGCCGCCTATGAGATGACGCAGGTGTACGCCGTGGTCAACGGCTTTACCCAGCGCGGCCTTGAAGGTCAGAGCGTTTCCATCGAAAACGGCATCCATCGGCACTTCGACTTTACGGACATGACCCGGTACATCAGGCAGAATGTCATTGCCTACGCAAAGGTGTGATGGCCGATGGCGAGGATGTGTTTTCGGAACAAGCAAGTGTTCTGGTATGCGCTGTATGCCGGGACTGTTGAACAGTATGACGAATACGGCAATCAGAACGGGACATCTGCATCTTACGGGAATCCTGTTCAGACCAGCGGCAACATCTCACCCGCGAAGGGCGACGTTGTGACAAGGCAGTTTGGCGACGATGACAGATACGACAAGGTGATTGTTACAGGCGACAGGGACACCCCGATTGATGAATACGCGGTGCTGTGGATAGACACGGTTCCCGAACTCGACGAAAACGGCGCACTGAAAGTCAACGCTGACGGCGAGATCGTGACCCCGTGGGACTACATCGTGCGAAAAGTCGGGCGCGGGTTGCCGAACTACGGCAGCACTGTGATAGCGGTAAGCAAGGTGACTGTCGCGTGAATAAGACGATTACCATTGACATCTTTGACTCGGCAAGTATTGATGATGCCATTGAAGCTATACGCGATTATTCGGTATGGGTGCAACATAAGACCGATGAACTGCGTGAGCGCATTGCTGAACTGATAAGCAACCAAGCGCAAGCGGTTTTCAATTCATCCGTTGCCGATAATGGCTTCATGGTGATTAATGGGAACCCGGTTGATGATACGCGGTTCGGTGAAGTCACCGTTACTGTTCAGCCAGAGGGCGACAACACGACGGTTATCATAGCGAACGGCAAGGATGCCGTGTTCATGGAGTTCGGCGCTGGCGTGTACTACAACGGAGCGGTTGGAAGTTCCCCGAACCCTTGGGGTACGGATTTGGGCTTCACCATCGGCAGCTACGGCAAGGGAAACGGCAGGAAAGAAGTTTGGGGCTACCGTGGAGAGGATGGAGAGATTCATCTAACACATGGCGCACCCGCCTCCATGCCGCTGTACAGGGCCGTACAGAGCGTTTCAAGGGATATTGCGAGAATAGCGCGGGAGGTGTTTAGGACAGCATGATTGACGTTGAATCCAAGGTCTTTCAGAAGTGCGCGGACGCTTTTCGTGCCGCATATCCCAACGGCTTTATCGCTGGCGAGTATGTGTCCCAACCGCCCAAGTTCCCAGCCGTGATGGTGGTGGAGATGGACAACAACATTGATGAACGTGCCATGGACAACGGCAACGTCGAAAATGCCGTGAACGTGATGTACCAAGTGGACGTATACTCCAACCTCAACACCGGGAAGAAAGCCCAGGCCAAGGCGATTATCGCGCTGATAGACAACGTATTGGCGCAACACCGCTTTGTTCGGACTTTCTGCAACCCCATTCAGAACATGAACGACGCGACGATTTACCGCATGACAGCGCGTTATCGCCGCAGGATTACCGACACAGAAACTATGTAAGGAGGAATGACAAAATGGCGATTGCGACCATTGGTTCCCATTTCATGCAGGGTACCGGCACCGGCACTTTGACTTGGGCCGAGTTGTTCAAGTTCAAGACCGATCCCACGCTGATTGATGCCCCGGAACTGCTGGACACCACCACCCAGGCCGACCATGCCCGGACTTCTATCTTCGGTCTGGCGGCGAACGACAGCAAGCAGTTCACTTGCAACTACGATTCTGATGTGTACGACACCATCAAGGGCTTGGAGGGCCAGGAACTGAACCTGTCCATGTGGTTCGGTGACACTTTCGACAGCGCCACCAACACCTACACCCCCACTGGCAGCTTCGGCAAGTTCACTGGAAAGGGCTACCTGTAC